TCAAATTCCAGTACACCAGTCTTCACCATATCCCTATCGTGGCAGTACAGCCACAGGAAGGAATAGCCATCAAAAAAGCTGTCAGTGAATTCAACCGACAGCTGCAGGTTCTCAGCATATTGATATGCGATTTCGGTATTGTCATTTCGTAATATAGTTCCATACTGTTTTATTTTCCCGATTATGACACTCTCCATTTAATCACCTCCTGTTTATCCAATGCCTGTAATTAAACCACCTTTGACATTGATTTTTGTTCCACTTCCGTCGTAAAAGTATCCACTCCAACCGCTCGACACCTTTACTTCTTGAGCGTTTAAAGATATCGTCCCACCATTTGAAGCTGTCAACGAGATATCATTACCTGCAATAGTGACACCTGCATTAGACGTTTCCAGACTTGCGCTTCCCTGACCATGAACACGTACCAAGCCTTTACCATTCCGTATTATGCATCCAATGTAATCTTGGAAACTATTAGACATGAATATGTTTGTTTGAGTTTCGCTGCTTGCCGACAAAAACACTTGACGTCCTACTCTTAAATCTGTCCCTACGTTTATTGTTGTTTCTCCCTCGATTGTACCGCCTTTTATTTTCCCCGCAATTTCAGCATTTGTTGCTTTCAATCCATTTGCAGTTACATTCCCATCAGCATCAACATTAAAGTTATTACCATTTGTAATCCGGATACCTCTTAATGTTCCGGCTGTTATGAAATCAGCATTGAACTTTCCATCGATCGTCCAAGCTGAATTATACGGTCCCTGCCATCCATTCTGACTGAATGCTATACCTCCAAGATTCATCCTAATACAATACTTCGCTTTCTCTTTCGGTAATGCATCCAAGATATAGATTTCATTCTGCGTCTGGTAGATATATCCTTTTTCTGCCCATGCATTGATTAGCTTCATCGCCATCTCCTGCGCCTGCTGCAGCACTGATCCTTTCAGTTTTTCACCATCGTTGCCAAGAATGGATATTGCATCATTCACCTTTCCTGTTATGGTTTGCGGTTCTGAAGACAATGTGATTTTGTTCTTCTCCAGTGAATCATGATATCTCTGTAGCTTGATCACCTTTTCAATTATCTCAGTATGCTCGTCAATAATGACATGCGCAATATCATACAGCCCCATCTTCAGGAAGCTGTACCTATCATCTGTTTCCGCAAGGTCATTGACTGTGACCTCAAAAGATAATACCGGATATGCCTGTTCCTTCAACTTCTTTTTCGCATCAGCAAGTAGGTTCTCCGGAATCGTATATCGTTCATCCTTCCATACGATCCAGATTGGATGCGCCTTGCCTGCATATTTATTATCCTCAACGTAGGTCTTCCCTCCATTTATGGATGCAAAATTGACATAGCTGCCATCCTCGTTCTGCTTTCCATATGCGGTGATCCTGGTGGCAAAATCTTTTGAATTGCCTTTCATCGTAACGCTTTCCAGATTCAACTGTGGAGTGATGTAGATTCCTTTATCTACGACCTGTTCAGGGTCTTTCACAAAGATCTGTTTATCAAGTGTTCGGATCTCATATGTAACACTGAATATCTCCTGACATTTGAATAACACTTCATAATCAGACGCATCTTCCATCTCCGGGGTCCTTCGATAATCCCGTATACCTGCGTTTAAGATAGACCAGCCAGACGGTTTGATTGCTTCCAGAATCTCTGATAGGCTCTTTGTCTGAAACTTTGCTATATCCTTCGTGTTGAGATAAGGCTCGTTTTGATGCCAGTCATCCATATCCAGGCTGCAGGTTATCGTGCATGCTGTCTTCCGCTTGTTGATATCTTTAATCAGATAGCGGTTCTCTTCATTTCTGACAGGTGTTTCATTGGCGATATACCGGTACATTTCATCACTGGGCAAAATATCAAAGCATAAAGTCTGGGTACCGTCATATTCATATGATGTATAGTAATTCTGCCGATTGGTAATCGGTAACCAACCTTCCTTTGTGTAAATTTCAAGCATCTTGTTCCTCCTATACGAAAATTGGTGTATATTTCAATACGACTTTTACAGATGTACTGCTCATACTGATTTTTTGACTTCCCGGATCCAAAGTAGGGAAGCTGTTCTGTTTCAGCGTACAATCCGGATATTTATTCGGTTCTGTATCTGTATAAACTTTTTTCAATTCACCATCGAAGTAGACCGTTCTGTTTGCATACAGCTTCCGGATGGTGTGCCCATCTATAGTGAAGGAATCCATAGCTACCGTTGGCGTTATTTCATACACGCATTCTGTTCGCCAATTACCTGCGACAACGATATGGTTTTCCGCCTTACTGAGTAACAACTGGCGTCTGCTTCCTTCCTGTATGACGGACAATGGGATCGTCACCCTATACCAGCCCTGCCAGTATTCCTCTACCGGCTGGCTCAGTTTGGATAAGTAGCATCGATACATGAATCCATCTTCAATGTCGATCATGTTCTCTTCATGGTTCAATAGCTCTGCCAGAAAATCAGATATATCCTTCTTACTGCGAAACTCAGCTATCAGCTGCATACTCTTTGGTGTCAGCACTCTTTTTCCAAGAACAGGCCGCAGGGAGCGCTCCGGCTGAAAGACCTCACGCTCTACTGCATAGGGCTGATATGTAAAGGAATTTACTCTCATATGGAATCGTTCCATCCGTTTGTTGTTTATTCGCATATCACACCCTCCTATCTAAGCTCTGCAAGCTCAACACCCATTTCAGGTGCAAGCCAATGCGCAACTTCTGCACCGTTATCCAATACGAATCTAAACTCATTAACACCATTACGTACTAGCTGCATGGTCTTTGGGAACGCGTTCGTTATCGTTGCCTGTTTTGCGACATTGAGTTGGTTTTCCAATGTAAATCCTCCAATAGATGCATCATACTGACCTTGAATGTCTTTTACCATTTTGCCAGCTTCTTTGGTCATATCTTTGGAGGCTTTTGGGGCTGCCAATTCAAATCCCACGGCAATACCTGGTGGTAACCATTTACCAATCATATCCCGCATCAGTTTGGACGGTGAACCTATATTGAAGAAATCCAACATACCATCTACGATTCCATCGCAGAATCCACTGATCTTATCCAAGATCCAATCCTTTACACTTCCAATACCTTCCCACAGCCCCTTAATAAGGTTTATACCGATATCTACCATCTTGCCAGGCAATTCCTTCGCTTTCTGGACAACAGAATCCACGAGCTGCTTTGCGGCATTGATACCAGTGTTCCATAAATTAGAACCCCAGTCCCTTACTTTAGACACTGCATTTGTGAGCCATGTCCAAATCTTTCCTGGCAGAGACCTAAACCAATCGACAACGCTATCAATTGTCTTTGATACCCAATCTCTTGCACTGGTATATATATTGCTTCCCCAGGTCTTGACTTTCTCCCAGGCGCTCTTCAACCATTCCCATATCTTTCCTGGTAATGACTTGAACCATTCTACTACCGAGTTTATGAATGCCGGAATATCTTCAGTAACGAAGTTCTTCAGATCGATGCCCCACTGGATGAAATGGCCAATGATCTGTCCGACCATATAACCAATGTTATACGGTAATTGATTGAACCAGTCGATCACACTCTGGATCCACGCCGGAATCGTTTCTGTGAAGAAAGCTATGACACTGTTCCATGCATCTTGAAACCATTGAACGATGCTGTCACATAATTCTTGTAAATTCGTTTTAAAAGATTCCCATGCTTCCGGTATCGTCACTGTAAAGAAATTGACTATACTTTCTATGATACCGGAGAACCATTCTACAATGCCGTTCCACATACCTGTCCAGAACTGCCGGAATTCCTCAGAGGTATTCCATAGATAAAGGAACACTGCGACAAGTGCTGAGATAGCAGCAACCACTGCTCCCACTGGATTCGCTGCTAAAGCCGCGTTTACACCAAGTATTGCTGTTTTTACACTTCCTATCATTTTAGGGATATCTTGAATGAAATTCACTATTTTCCAAGCAGCGAATGCAGAACCTACAGCTACAATAACAGGTAACAAAGCATTCAAAACCGCCATGATTTCATCACTATGTGATAACACCCCAGTAAGTGCAGGAATAACCGTATTAGACAAAACATCACTAAGCCCCTGCATCGCTTTTCCTGCAAATTCATTAAATGTATCTTTTAATGTAGAAATCTTACCATTCAATGTTTGTGACTGCTTGTCCATTGACTGAAAATACTTACCGCCTGCTGATGTAGAACGTTCCATAGAAGCAGTTATCTCATCAACAGAAAGCGAACCGTCAGATATACGGTCATAAAGACTGGCCATAGATTCACCTGTGCTCTTACTGATTTCTTGTAATGGATTAAAACCTGCCTCTATCATCTGTTTTACATCTTCTAGACTTACCTTACCGGCTGAAGACATTTGACCGTAAGCGGTGGCTATACGCGTCATCTTGTCCGCAGACCCTTGTGATATATCACCGAGCATTTGCATTTTTTCCATTGCATCATCTGCGGTGAAACCATAATTCATGAGTAGCTGTGTCGTATCCGCTAGCTGTGGCAGCTCAAACGGTGTATTTGCTGCAATTTGCTTAAGTTGTTGTGTTATTTGTGTAGCTTTTTCAGCAGATCCAGTCATGACCTCAAATGAGGTCTGATATTGCTCGATACTAGCGTTAAAACTGATACCTGCAGAGGCGAAATCTTTTGCAAGTTTTCCAAGCCCAAGCGCTGCAATAGTTCGCTTTATGCTTGAACCAAAGGATTGCGTTTTATGCTCAATGGCATTTAATCTCTTCTCAAAATCATCCTGTTGGAGTTGCAATTCAATGATGATCTCTCCATCATTTGTAGCCATGCTTATCACCCGCCTCTTTCTCTATACGTGCAAGTAATTCAGCCTCAATTTCTTGTGGGGTCCTATCATTCTCTTGACACATAAAATCATTCGGAATCTTCCAAAACTCTTTCAAGCGTAACGCTTCTTTCCGTTGCTCTTTTGGCATTTTATCAATTTCTGTTGTTCGATAACCGATAACCTTTATTAACTGTGTATTTTCAGTTAACCCATCAAATAAGCTTTTGAATTCATACCAATGTAAATTCACGGTCAGCAAATCAATATGGTATTGTTGCATAAATGCTGCATAAATAAGATCCATGTCAAAGTCGAAGCGATACGGAATATCTTTACATGGTTTCCCCTTTTTAGAAGGTTTCCCCATCCGATAAAAAGAAAAAAGGGCATGTAGTATGTCCTCCTGATTTTCACGCTGTATGGCCGGGTCTATTTCTAAAGCATTTATCAAAATAGAAGTTTTATAGTATGGGTCGATGGAATCATCCAATAGGATCAATTCAAAACGTATCCAACTACGAAAATCTGTATCTATTCTATAACATCTATCTTCTATTCTTATGGTATCCGGAAGATCTTCTCTTGTTAACCACATTTCTTATACCGTATTTATCCTGGGCTTTTTGGAGTTCATTCGTAAACTTACTAAAATTATTTAAGATATCTTCTACCTGTTCCCTCTCTTCTCTAGCAAGCTGAAGTTGTTTTTCTCTTTGCTCCTTCATGAATTCATCCTGATAGATTTCCATTAACTTCAGAACTAGATAATATGGTCGCAAAGACCTTTCGCTCTTAAATATCTTCTTGTAAGCGCCATTACCTAAAACCGTATCAATCGCATGTTCACACTCTTTCAATAGCCCATCTTTAAATTTGATGTCTTCCATCTGGAGCTGCCTAAAATCTTCCAGTACCGCATTTGAATCTAAGTCCAGGACATCACAGTTAAATATCTTTCCATCGACATTTAGTTTTCTAAGCCCATTTGATTCGACTGTGATTATTCTTTCTTCCATGTAATCACTCCTTACTCTCCATCAGCTGTGAATGTTTTCGTTGAAATATTAAACTTACCAATCGTAACACTTCCTTTTTGCGCAAATGTTCCTTCTAATGCTAGCTTTCCGCCGCCTTCTCCTGATCCCGGATTATCAGGCTGTACTTCATAAATACGCTGATATGCTTTGAACTCTCCAGATTTTTCCGTCTCATTCCAAGTTTCAACTTCTACTTCAGTGAATTTTTCGCCGACTTTTTCTTCTTTTCCTACGGAATATAACCATGCAGCGAATTTGTCAGATGGGTATGCTGTTCCGCCATACGAAACATTTGGCGCATACCCCATCAGATTGCTTTCTGCATTCTTTTCTCCTATATACTGTACCCCATCATCAACATTAGGATTCATGGCTTGTGTCCAATCTGTAAGACCCTTATTAGCCAAAATAAAGGATTCTTCAGAACCAAATTTAACGTAGTGAAGATTATCCTCCGTTCTAAGCTCTCTAGATGGTATCGCTTTTGTCATATTATTCAAACCTTCCTTTCTTCTCATAAGTTAGTTTAAAGCCGGCCATGAAAGTGGAAAGTTTGACGCCCTCTCCTTCATAGTCAGCTGGCAAATCTGTCATCTCTAACCCGATTGGGCTTGCTCCTTCTAATTTCAAGGATGGAAAGCCTTGTTTTTCTTCTTCTTCGAACACGTTCGCCAATGCATATAGCACCCTAGATAAGTCAAGCATTGCTTTTGTATCTCGCTTTGATGATTGCAATAGAACACTAAAGTTAAACTCAGCTTTATACGCACCCGATATGTATTTTTCTTTTATCACCGGGTCTGCATTTCTTTTGAAACACAGAGATGTATTTTTAGAATCATTGAAATACTCGAGACACCAAGGTATACTATCGACATTGATATTTTTCACATACTCGTATAATCCATCCTCTACTTGTACAATATCCGTTGAATTCATTTAAAACTCCTTTCTGAAAACACGTTTCGCAAACCGTATCCATGAACTATTCTTGACTTTCTTCGTCACTTCGAACCAATCCGATCTACCTGTACCATAAGATAGATTCCTTGATGTATATATCTTCGTTTCTCCACGTTTCGCCCACGGACTACCGGATTTTTTTCCGACCATGACCTTTCCTTTCCATTGGAAATGGGCATACAAGACTGCAAAACCTCCCCATTTTAAGAAATTGTCTTTCTTGGATGTGCTGCGAAATACAGAATTTCTCAAAAAGCTGTCTCTTTTAGGAACGTTTGCGTTCGTATCCTTTGCAATCTGTGATTTCAATGCTAGTATCGTTTTCCATTTTGCTTTATCAACTCGTTTCATCACTTTGTCATGGTCTATTTTTACTCTTACTGACATATGATCTCGATGAATTCTGGCTTATCACGTAGAGGATTTATATTAGACACAGAAGTGATCAGATATTCCTTGTCGTTATATACGATGGTATCATCCACATGAATGGAAAATTCTGTTTCAGCATTAGAGACTTTTTCGACAAGTTTCTTATCAGCGATAAAATCATTACAATCTATCGTGATCAAAGCTTTATCGTCTGATGTTATTCCTCTTTTCGATAACTTGATTCCGTATGTTTCATCCACTTTAACATATTTGATAATCGCAGACGCTTCTTTCAATTTCCCACTATCGTCTTCACCAAGCCTATATCTAATAGCAATCTGATGGGGTCTTAAGAATCTAGGTGACATCATAGACAAGCCACCGTTAAGCCGGCATTTAGTAATTCGTAATCGAGAAATTGCTTTGCGATCGTAGAGAACGGAACACCTTGCACAAACTGAATATTTGCATCATCAATTTCAAAATTAAACCCACTTGTACTGGCTGATTTAAAATGAAAATCTGATTTTCCGTTGAATGCAAGAAGCCCTCCATTCTTAGAAATGAAGTCAATCTCTAATGTTATTATTTCAGTGAAATCTATACCATATTCTTCTATCGGTCTCACTCTCCAGTAAGGTACTTTTGATTTGATGTAAGAATCAATCAGCCGGCATACATTTGGTTCCAGCTGATTGAATTCTATTTCATCAAGAGTACCACCGCAGTTTTTATATTGCTGGTGGTCAATCATCATAGCACCTAGTCTAGCTGCTTAACGAGATATGTTTTCCCGTTAGTGAGGCCCGTGATTTCAGTTCCTGGATTTAAAGCGGCTTTCTTGTTTTCATCTACAAGTGTGCCGTTGGCAGACGAATATTTTACTATTTTTCCAGTCTGCACACTATATGTTTTCTGCGTAGTCAGGCCTGTAATCTTAGCATTTCCAGCAGTTCCAAGGCTTCCTTTCGCTAGTTTTACTATATCAGCAGGAGCGCTGATTTTCACTTTGCGGAATACGCCGGCTTTCTTACTGTTCTTCAGCACGATACCTGCCAGCATTTCGATTTCGCCTGTTTTTACTGCACCTGGCGCTTTCATATCTGGCAGATATGTTTTGATGAGCTTGTCTCCCTTAGGACTAATTCCGTGGCAAGCATCAAGTCCAATCTTGACAGCATAGATAGAGGTCTCTCCGGATGCGTCTGTAGCTACGCAAGGAACAGTGGTTAAACCGTCATAATACTCCCCCATATCTACCATAGGGATTCCGTCATAGTTGTCCACCTTACGGCCGAAAGCATCCTCTGTCTGCGTGAAATATTTCAGTTCACGAGCGACTGCGCTCATAATCGTTTTCATACGACGGTTCATGAGTAGCATGTCCGGGCGTCCATCCAATGTCCCCAGCCACTGGTCCAGTTCAAATACGAATTTCTTGCTGTTTGCAGCAATTTTTGATTCATCAGACAAATCAATAGCGGCAGAAGGGATATATTCTGTATCAGTGCCCCTTACTAATTTTTCTAATCCATCAAAATCAGCGCTGTTAGTTCCAGAATCTGCATTGATGAAATCGTAATGAAATTTATTGGAAGCTGCTTTCGTCTTCTGCTGCAGCTGAAATGTGATTTCAGATTTTGCGGCCGTATCTTCAAGTACACGGTCTACCTGAAAGCTACCACCAAAGATCTTGATATCGGCAGTCTTCTTAGTTTTCAATGCTTCTCCCGGTATGTACTCTTCATTCAATCTACGTCCTTCGGCGGTGGATGGAGTAAGTAACTGTGTATAGCCATACGTCATCGTACTACCACCGGTACCAGGTGATACTGCGTTATCAAATATCAATTTGTCTAAAAGAAAAGAGTCCCGGCGGAACTCATCTACGACCATCTGATCTACTTTGTCGGCCATGCCGACCTTTGCTTGTGCTAATGTTAATGGCATCTATTCATCACTCCTATTCTTTGCCATAGTGTTCTTCAAGGGCAGATTCCCAAGTCAATTCTTTTGTTTCTGGTTTATTGTCATGGTCTCCTCCGAGGTTCACGTTCTGTGGATCATCATCTTCAAAGAGAAAACCGTTGTCTTTTTTGATGTTTTCTAATTGCTCTTTCAAACCGGTGACTGTGCCATCATCATTCAGTTTAACGATGTCAGTATCCAGGAAAGGCATCAGCGCTTTTTCACTCTTTGGCTTCGCTTCTGCAATCGCTAGTTTGATAGCAGCTTCTTTCTTAGCAGATGTTAGGTCATCCCGGTATTTCTTTTCCCAATCTTTCACATCCTGCTGGAGTTTCGCTACGTCCACACCATCAAATTTTTTGACAGTGTCGGAGAGCTCTGTAATCTTTGCATCCTTGGCTTTGATTTCATCGTCGTATTTAGATTTTGACACGTATTCTCCACTAGCTAGATTGGCAAGTTTTACTTTATCATTGCCTTTTAGCTTTGCTTCAACTTGAGTATATAGATCATCACCTAAAAATTCTTTTAAAAATTCCATTGTTTCCTCCTGTGTTTTTTATATCCGGTTCTCTCCGGGAATAGGCTGGCAGTTTATATCTCTTGCCATTGAGTACTGATGCAGTTTAAACGACATGCTCAGGTCATGGTAAATGTGGTCCGAAATAGGGCAGCTTTCGTTTCGGTGGATCATTCATATAGCTGAGACGTTCTTCCGTCTTGCGGCCACAAAAAATACAGATATCATATTCCCGTATGCCCCTGCATTCTTTATCATAATAAATTGGACACTTTGTGATATACGCATGTTTACACATATCTACACCTTCTTTCGAACGACTCGTTTCTCAACCATCTCTCTTGAATAATTTCGCTTCATATCCGGATGAGCTTTCAAGAAGTCTGCCTGACGCTGTTGCCACTCTCTGACCTTGCGACATTCTAACGTTGTATCTACACCGCCAGCCTTATTCACAGCCTGCCTGCGCTTCCATTCACGAATCTTGCGCTCGTTGTAACGTTGTTCTTGTTCCAGCTGATAAACCTCTTCATTTTCCTTTTTACGATAATGCTGATAGGTTCTCTCACTCAATCCGGGGAAATAAGGATAAAACGAATGTCGACAATTCCAGCCTCCAAGACCTGCTCCCGTTCCATATCCAGTAGCCTCTTTAAAGTTTTTATAATTTCCATATGGCTTCAATCGCCAGAAGATTCTTCCCTGCCATTCAGCATGTGATGGTCTTGCCCCTAAATGAGAAGAGGTTTCTACAAGATTCACATCCATTTCATCCATCACATCTTCCTGGCACTTTAGTGCACTATGATTAACAGCAGTTCTCACGGCGGTTCTTGCTACTGTGTCGATTCGTCTTCTTGTGCCTGTTGGATATTCTATCATTCCTAGCCCGTTGGCAGCCAAATCATTGATCACGTTACTTATAGCCATATCATAAGAAAAAGCGCCGCTAGAAGTTTGTAAATATGCTTTATCAAGCAATTCTATGAACTTGTTCGTTCCTAGCTGTGCAGTAGTTTTGCATAAGTTTTTGATTTCACCCTTTGCAGCATTGGTGCCTTTAAGAATTTGCTCTTTATACGATATTCCGGATACATCCAAGCCTGCAGCCTCATATATATACATGTCGCTCCTAATTGCTTTATAAATGCTTTCCTGCATGATTTCCTCAATTTTCTCATTTGAAGTATTTAATGCTTCTGCAAGGATATCATTTATTGTTTCTGTTGCTAAACCAAGTTCTTTCAATTTCTGAACCTGATATTCGGCAGTGGCTGTCATTTTGAAATCATTTTCCCTGATACGTCGTGCTATATCAATCAGTATATCTGTTTCTGCATCATAAAATAGATTTTCGATATCAACTCCAACAGATTGCAAATACTCAGGAGTAAGCATTATTCTGTACCTTCAACCTTTTTCTTGATTTTATCATCTTCATAAGAAATGGATGCAGTATCACTTTCCGCAAATGATTCCCCTGTTTTCTGACGTGCATCTCCCTCTGTCTCTCCTAGCCATTTTACACGCCATTCCCATTTCATCATGATACCGGCACTCACCAGCTGCATGTCCATGAGTTTTTCCGCTTCTTCATCATTGAACATCGTATTGTCGAATTTCACCGTGATCTTAGCATCTGGATTCACAGACTTGCCACATAGTTCCCTTCCAATAGTGAGAATCGAACGTGTCATTTCGGTCAAGACATCCTGTATCACTACTCGCTGCTTCCATACGCTTTCTGTCAGATCCTTGCTGCTTGCCTTGACCTCGGTAGCCGTTGCCATCGTTTGTATACTGAATTGATACTTGTTCTGACCAAAACCTACCTTTGAAGAGAGCAGATTCAATGCGAACTGGATACCATTCTTGTTTTCTTCCACACGTAGGGATGGATTGTATTCCTGGAAGAATCTATCTGCTGTCGGCAACTGCTGTCCAACATTCACGAACATGCTCTGTTCGATTGCTTCTCCGGCCATCGGCTTTTTAATAATAACGGGTTTTCCATTACTATCCAGCTTTGGATTACCGTCATCCCCCATCGCCGGCACATCCTCTGTACTGATGACATCCTGACTCATGAACACCTTCTTGCGTCCTAAAATGAAATCTGTATACATGTTATCATAGGCAATATCACATGCCTGGAGCTGATCTGTCGCATTTGCAAATACGGATATCCCCATCGGTATCGTTTCCAGGATATTGTTTTCGATGTTAGGTGTCAATATGAAGAAAGGCTTCGCAGGGAGGATATACCACAGTGCTTCACCTTTTGGATTGGAGCTGACCGGTTCGTATGAATCTCCACTTTTCAGATAGTAATGGTTTTCCACCCTGTAACGGCCATCATCCATCTGTAGCATGACCTGCAGATACATATAAGACTTTCCTGATATCTGCTTGCTGCTGGCAAATGCACATTCTGTAATATCGTCACCATCCCACGATAATGGAATGATACAACAGGCTTCCTTGATACAATTGATTTTCACACTTTCTGCTGTCAGCTTTCCTTTCCACACTTTTGCTTTGTAAGGTACTAGGATGAATGCAGCCGTTCCAAGAGCGTACTCTTTTTCTACAGTCTTGTTGCCATTCTTCCAGAACTTAGACAGTCCAAAAACACCACCGGCCTGTTCGTTTTCATCACCGGTGACGAATTTCTGAGATTCGTTTATTTTATTATCTTTGCTATCGTCTTTCCCATCTGTGCCGACATCCACCGTCTCATCGATGATCACCGTAGTCTTATCATTCAGAAGGAGATTGGCCCAGTCCTCACATACCTTTTTAGCCATCTTCAGGGATTTTCGTTTCATTGTCATCAATTCTTTTTCAATATTCGTTACTTTATACTGGTGGAACTTTGGCACATATCCCTGCCACCACTGTTTCCAGTATTCGATGTTACCGTAATATTGCTGTAATTCTTCCGGTATCTCATGGCCAAGATCCTTCAGAACCTCATAAACGTTCTTCATAGCATCCCTCCTATCTGAATGCGGTAATATAATCCATGAAAAAGCTCCAGCTGTAGAAATGTGCATCGAAGCTATCGACATCAGTCGTAAAATCATCCAGGATGGCATCCTCATCCTTTTTCTCATCGTAAAGGACCGTAGCCAGCGCTTCTGATACTATCGGTACATTCCGGAATAACATGCGCTTCTGACCAAGCAATAGGTTATAGACAAGTATCCTGTCTTTTCCTTCTACCTTTTTGCAATCCCATACGACCGTCGTATAACCTGCTCGCTGCACATATCCCCGGATACTGTTCAGGATGACCTGTTCCGCATTATCAACGAATATATAAGCTGGATAATACCCCTCCATAATGCAAAGCTGTATCATTTCCACACATGCACGGCAGATACTTACCGTATCGATCGTACCTTTCGCATGAGTGATTTTCTTTTCCAGGAAAGTGCAGATCGAACTGTAAGCCGGTGCTATCCCTGTAGCTGCGAGCGTGGAATGAGATTTCGTACCTCCGATATCCAGCCCGATGTTGACCATCTGAAAAAAAGGAAGTATATCTACTTCCCAGAGTTTTGGATTATCCGCATATGGTTTGAATATCAGTCCTTCAGCATTGCACCACTCCCCAAGGATATATCGGTTATACTCTACGGTGCCGAAATACTCCTTTTTCAGTTCTTCTCTCACTTCATCAGGTAGGAATGGATTATCATCCAGCTTATACTGCTGACAGTACACATCAGCATCACTGTCAATGAATAGTTTCAGCCAGTGCTTTGGGTGCTGTGGGTTTCCGGTGCCATCAAACAGGCTATATCCAGTCCTCAATCGTGATTTCAGCAGCTGAAAGACCTCTTTGTTCCAGTCTACTGTTTCATCACCGTAGCAATATTTCAATGTGGATCCACGCAGCCTTGCGACAGAGCTTATCTTCTCAGCGCCCAATACGTAAGCATCCTCACCGAATAGATGGACCTTATTGGTTCCTTTCCGGATATCTCCAACTAAGTCAGGTCCCCAGTGTTCGCGCATCGGCTCAAGCACGTTACGTTCGACTGTTTGCTGTGTAACACCTATCAGAGCATTCAATCCTTCTTTTCCGTGGCGTTCTCGCAGCCTTTGCGGTATCAGATAGGTAAAGTCAAGGTACGTCTTTCCGGTACCAGTAGCGCCAATCTTGAAGTTCCAGCGATGATTTCCTTCACGAATGAATTCAGCCTGCTTTTCGCTCAGCATCTCGTTGCATCTCCTCCAGGATCTTATCTACTTTTGACAGCTGTTCATCATCACCTTTTGCTATGGTAAGTTTATCCGTCTGTGCTCTTAACTGCTCGAGCTGTGCTTTCTGTAAGTCCGTAGCTTCGCTATAATGCTTATCCAGCCATTTTAGCGCAAACTCTTTGCTGACAAGTTTTATAGAGCAGCCGTCCTTGCCTTGTTTCACCTCTTGGATAAGTGTGCCGTCTATTTCTGAGCTGTCAAGGAAATCAACATAGTTATATTCTAACCCTGTTTTCTTGTCTTTACGTCTGCCAAATGAAAGAAAGTCTGTTGCATCTGAATAAGCAATATCCATCATTTTCTGGAAGAAATCCTCAGCTGTGTACATGGCCTGCTTTATCTTAGCGTCCTTGATTGCTTGGATATGCTCTTGTATCTTAGTATTTCTCAGTAGCATGCTTCCGTTTGTCATCGCTGTTGTATAATCACAATCATACACCTTGCGGTATGCTTTTGTCGCATTAAACCATCTTACATAATACAAACAAAAAAGGCGCTGTCTCTCGGTCAGCTCCTCATTGTTCAGTGTTTCTATTTCTTCCGGCAGCAGCTCCGTTTTAGGAGGCTTCTCTATACCATTGTTCTGTTTAGTAACGTTATCTTTCGGAATAGTAACGTTACCTTTCAATTCCTCGTCCCAGTGATCTAATGATTTCCACCTACGAATCTGTGTATCTTGCTTACCTACAGCTTTAGCAATATCCTTTAGCAGCATCTTACCTTTGCTATCAAGATACATCCGCTTAGCTTCGTCTCTGCTGGGACTTCTTTGTCTTGGCATAGATTAACCTCCTTTCGTTATAATTCCACTTCAGTTGACTTTATTTCATCGATATAGTGTGATTGAACTACATTTTTATTTGTCACACTTTCATATGCTTCCATTATCTTTGGCATCTGTATAGCCATCCAGTCAATCATTTCTTCATTAACTGTCCATGCCTCATGTGCAGCGCTGCTCTGGTCCATACCGGATTCAAATAAAAAGGCATGTATCAGCTCGTGTCTTAATACATGCCTCTGCATTTCTTTTAGATTGTCTGTTTTATATTCCGCCGGAATGTCTTCTTGCTCACTTATGCGGATTTCTTTAGTATAGAAATCTGTTTCTCCTCCTCTGCCTTCGAGGGAAGGAACATATTTGATTCTATACACTGTGCTTAATACATTTACCTTCATATCACAATCCTGTATACGCATGTTTACGTATATGCTTCTCAATTTCTTTACCGTCTATGGATATACGTATTTCTTTCGCACATGGCTGTGCATATTCCGGCTCTTTATCACATATGATTGACATCGCCAATTCTAGGCCATTGTACAGTCCCCGGTTATAATCATCATAACAACCTTTTAAGCTGTGGCGCTGCACTTCATGCACTTGTTTTAATGCAATAACTAGCGCTTTTCTTGACGCGATGTATTCATTGGCTCTATCGCAATCTTCTTTAAGCATTTTGACTTCTTTTGTTAACTCACACAATTTCTTTTCGTAATGCTCTCTTTCTCCATCTATATTCATTTCATTTTCCTCCTGCTGCTGCATATAGCAGCAATCTCATTGCGCCTGCGTGCGTTTTCCGTGTCCAACGCCTTACGCTCTGCCTTATACCACTCACACGCTCCGTGGCATCCCGGATGGCGTTTAGGGCAGTCCTTACATACTGTGATCATCCTAATCATTCCTTTCAACTATCGTCCTTGTAACCATTTTCATGATATAATATATTTACAGTATCAGTGCGGGGAGAAAGGAGGTAACAGGTGAGTTATTACTATTACAACGCTTCCGTTGATAATCACGGTAACCATGAAGTTCACACAGAAGAATGTAGGTATTGTCCAAGCCCTTTAAATCGTGTACTTATTGGTTATCACAACAACTGTAGTGAAGCCATCAGTGCCGCTAAGCAGAAAACTGGAAAGTCCAATTTTGATGGTTGCTACTGGTGTTGCCGCCCTTGTCACAAAGGGTAAACAAAAACAGGCGCTCTTACTCAGCGTCTGTTTTTCCGTTTTCTACAACGTAGATATGGCAGTGACCAGCTATAGCTGTACGCCCGCAGGAAGTAATGATATTCGCTCCCTCTTCTTTTCCGACACAGATATGTGTGATTGATTCACGCATATTAAGTTCCTCAATTAACTCATCTCTTGTTGCATTTTTTAATAAAGTTTCCATTTCAGATTTTCCTCCTTTGATTAGTATGTGTTCACAATCTATAAACGAATCATTTTCAGCTGGAATACCTATCTCAGTACGCACCAGTTTGATATCACTATCTGATACAACGATAGCTGTATGAGGGTCATAATTCTCCTTTAAATACTTGATTAGTGGTTCGCATAATGCTTGCAGTTCTTCCATCTTCTTTTCCATTTTTCATCTTCCTTTCTGGGTAAAATAAAAGCACGTTTTCTCCTGTATCCCTTATAACGGGCAGTTCTACGTGCTTTGTTTAACAGGCGTTCGGTTAATAGCATACGTCTATGCATCCTTGGCCTCTATAGAGTTATCTGCGCCACATTGTTAAGAGGTGCGATAACTACGTTTTAATTTAAAAGCGCCTTTTTTATGTCTACCTCCATGAGTGCGCTATCTCATCATCGACCAACTCGTTTCCTGCTGGTTTACCATGCTCTTATCGTAAGCCCAGGTTGTTTAAAACGCTTGCTTCGTAATTTCGCTTAGGGTGTTTTTGAAGCAAGGAAGCATTTTACCCTAATCTACAGACGATATATGGATGGGGGTAATCATCTGTAGATTACGGCAGGCATCCGAAGATGCCGCGTAAGTAAACCGTAAGGAGAAAGTGAAGCACAAGGAAGAGGATTACGCCTCATCCCCCGTACTTCCACGCTATCATTATACCATGTCAAATCGCGTCACCGAGTAGACAGTTTCACAAAATATTGCTATTTCTGGAGAGTATTTGGCTTATTGCACGTCCTGCATATTTTTTCACTGTATTTTCTTCCATTTTTAAATCTTCGCCGACCGCCTTTGCGTTTCTGCATTGATTCTTCATAATGTATTCTAAAGCTATGGCGTAATATTTTTCAGTGAGTACACTTATCCATCTGTCTACTCTATCCATTTTCTGTTCGTACATTTCTTGCATTTCCTCTAGATCGGATGATTTCATGGCCATTCGTTCCTGCGGGCTTTTACCATCTGATACACCGTTCGGCATCTGTATAACGCTTCCGCCAGTCGAGCAACTAAGGGAATTGATTTCATTATTCAACACATGCCATTTATGCAAATACAGATAGTAATTCATCAACTCCCCTTTTATGTATCCTTTCGTACTTTCTTCCTCATCAATAAGAGGTGCAACTTCATCACGCCAGCTCATTTGATTTTCCACCTGCCTGCTTCCAGATTGTCATACAGCCCTCTTACTGTGCCGTCGTACATCATTCTGCCGGTGCTAAGTTTGCGATACGCCTTAGCCTCTCTCTTGATGTGATCAACTTTGTAATAGCCTTCAAGCCCGACAATTTCAAAATATTTGTCTTTGCCGATATCTTTAAACTTCATTCAGTCACCCCTTTCGTTTAAAACGCAGATAAGCATAAATGACAAATAAAGTAGGATACATAGTGATAGATCAACCATATTTCCTTTTCAGCTCCTTTTCTACGTTTCTCCATCTTTTTATGGCCATCCGGATAATAAACCACAACCTGCTGTTTGTATGTATACGGCCGTCTATGCTATTGTATTTTTTCATCGATTACCTCCCTGCGAAAGAAACGGTTTTCTTCAAATGCCCTACCTAAGTATTCATCCCCATCCTCACACTCATCCTTTTCCATTGATACAACAAAATCCGTTCCTAATCTAAATACTTTCTTTACTTGTGAATAATTCTTTTCATACACTGAATTATCCCAAACCCACATCCCTTCTTTCAAATCTTCAAATTTTAGAGGTGGATTGTCGAAATGTTCTTCAATCAGTAGTTTAAAAATATTAGCTTCATGCTGTCCAACAGGCGTAAATGTAATTCTATTAACCTCTCGTTCAATCTCGTAGCAATGTCCGAAGAGATATAAACACGCTTGTTCACATTCTTCTCTTGTTAGTTTATTCATTTTTATCACCCCAATCTAGAGCTTGACCACATCTGTTACAAAATGAATTCAGACCAATATACCCATGATGCACCATACAACTATTAAACATTTCCCTAGGATCATCATTACCACAACCAGGAATCATTGAATCATTAAATTCGATGATATGTAAGCCACATCTAGGGCATATAGAAGCATATATATTATCGCCGCCATAGCTGTCATAACCGACATCCTCATATTTAACCATCTTTGGTACTGCACGATCAACGAGTTTTTGTAATGTTGATACCCATTCATAAAAAGTGTTATCGCTTTCTATTTTTATACCTGTTGCATTTTCGGTTTGTTCTTTCAGCCCATCTAATGCTTTTTCATATTTATTCATATTCTCACTCCTCGCTGGCTTATTATCCCATGCAGCACGCCACCACTACATGGGTATATCAAAAGGGAGATCATCACTGGCGATATCCAGTGTGCTGCTTGTCTCATATGGCTCCTGATAGCCCTGATTGTTTCCCTGCTCATAGTCAGGTACATAAGCATTCGCATTGCTTGCAGCAGCGCTTTTGCTTTCCAGAAACTGTACGCTGTCAGCAACAACCTCTGTTACATACACGCGTTTACCGCTCTGGTCATCATAGCTGCGTGTCTGGATTCTTCCTTCCACACCTACAAGTGAGCCTTTATGTGTATATTGCGCTACGATATCCGCTGTTTTATTCCAGGCAACCGTGTTGATGAAATCAGCATCCGGCTGACCCTCCTGTTTATATTTACGATTTACAGCTAATGTGAAACTTGTGACACTAGATCCATTTGCAGTCTTGCGCAGTACTGGGTCTTTAGTAAGACGGCCAACTAATATCGTTCTGTTAATCATGATGGTTTCTCCCATTTGCACACTCATATGGTTGGTAGCCCAGAATATCAACCATACCTACATCGTCACAAGATAATGCTGTTATATTAACAATTTTTGCTTTGCATGTATGATGTAATACCTCACATCCAGAATAATCTATAAATCTAGTTCTTCTTTTTGATATATGCTTACAATCTTTATTTTCACATACAATTACTGGCATTATTCTTCACTCTCCTTCATGCAATGCTCTGATTGCTTTCTTTACCTCTTCCAAAGCTATATAATCCTTGTCTCCTATTGTCACAAGGACATTTTCTAGACCGCACTTTTCTAAGATGCTTTCAATTTTTACTAATGCGTGGCCTGCTATTATTGATTGTTTCATATTAAATCTCCAGCGCCATATTAACGTCTGACAGCATTAAATTCTTTGACTTATTGTAAAACTCTTTCTTTATTTCAAATCCGTAACAGCTACGGTTTAATTCTGCGCACGCTCTTAACGTTGATCCACTACCAGCTACCGGATCAATTACCACATCACCGATATCCGTATAAATCTGTATGAGCTGTTTTAATACCGGAATCGGCTTCTGTGTTGGGTGTATCTTAGGGTAATCGCTACACCTATCCCACTCGAACCAATCAAGTATCATCCTGCCATTGTTGTTAAACTTTGGCAGCTTATCACGGTATAGTACAATCGCTGTTTCTGTAGCTCCACACACTCGCATATTTGCTTTTAGCACCTGCGATGATGACTTTTTCACGAAAAATAACGGCTGTGCATGGTTGAATCCGAATCCTTTTGCATACTCTCTTATTTCATTGAGTTGCTGCCAGGAACAGAAGATAATCATGCAAGGCGCTTTCCTGGTTTCCTTGGGTTCTTTTTTTAATAGCCGTACACAAAACTGGAAGAAATTATAAATCTTGAAATCATCATCCGTATCGAAGAATGTCTTTCCCGCTTTGTAGCTTTCACCGTTTTTGTTATCGCCGTCGATGTACCAGTCTGAACGTGATCCGTATGCATTTGTCCCGATGTTATATGGGATATCTGCAATTATTAGCTGCGCTCTTGGTATCTGATATCGTTTGGCGTTTTCAAAATGGTCGTTATATAATTCTATTTTCAACTTTTTACACCTCTCTTTAAAATAGTTGTAATTGTGTTCTATTTCTTTTCAATCGTTCTTTTGCGATATTAAATATGCTATCATCCAATTCTATTCCTATATATTTACGATTCGTATTTTGTGCTGCGATACATGTTGATCCGGATCCCATGCAGTTATCAAGCACAATATCATTCTCATTTGTATAGGTCATGATAAGGTATTCCAGTAATGCAACAGGCTTTTGTGTTGGGTGAAGCGAGCTTTTTTGTGTATCCGTTGAAAATACCTGGATACTGCGTGGATAGCGTGCAGCAGAATCATAAATATAGTCCTTATCAGCTTGTCCATATACGTCCGTCTGCAATCCTTTACGCTTATATGATACTTTTCGCTGCCCTGATGTCATTTGTGGATTATATGTACATTGATTTTTGTAAAACACACATATCACTTCATGATTTCTCATAGGCTGTTTCTTTGCGTTT